TGTTCCTGTCGATACAACAATTAATCCAGAAACATCTGGTGGTTATGACATCTTGACTCTTCGTGTTGGCGAAGTTGTAGCATGGTATCCTAATTACGTACGAATAAATTTATACAATGAAGCGATAGGTCGACGTGAAGAAATTACTTTAAGTAAATCTGCGGTAGCTATCATTGAAAATCCGTTGTATGCTGTAATGAATGAACCAAATTCGACTCTACAACGTCTACTTCGTAAGCTTAATTTGCTGGATCTTACAGATCAACGAATTGCTACAGGTAAACTTGATCTTATTATTCAGCTTCCCTATGTGATTAAATCTGAGACTCGAAGAGAACAGGCGGAACAGCGTCGGAAAGATATCGAGTTTCAACTTAAAGGTAGTCAATATGGTATCGCCTATACTGATGGATCCGAAAAGATTACTCAGTTGAATCGTCCGGCCGAAAACAATCTCCTAGATCAAGTTCAATATCTAACGGACATGCTGTACAGCCAACTTGGTCTAACAGACGAAGTCATGAAAGGCACCGCCGACGAAAAGGCTATGTTGAACTATTGGAACCGTACGGTCGAGCCTGTCCTTCAAGCTATTGTCGAAGCTATGCGTCGTACTTTCTTGACCAAGACAGCTCGAACACAGCTCCAATCGGTTTTCTTCTTTAGAGATCCGTTTAGGCTGGTTCCAATTGAGAACATTGCTGAGATTGCCGATAAGTTTACTCGTAACGAAATTATGTCGTCGAATGAAATTAGACAAGTAATCGGCATGAAGCCAAGTAAAGATCCAAAAGCGGATAAGTTGGCTAATGCTAACATGCCACAACCTAATCCTCCTAATCCGACGCCGAATGGTAGTGGAAACGGTAATGGAACCGTTCAAGATCCGGCAGTAGCTGAGGCGTTAGCAAAGTTACCTAGGCCGATGATGCAAAATTAAGGAGGAACATTCAAAATGGGAGAAAAGGCTAAGCCCGACTTCAGCGGCTATGCCACCAAAGCTGGACTTGTGTGCACAGACGGCCGGACAATCACGCCGGATGCTTTCAAACATCAGGATACTGAAACTGTCCCGCTGGTCTGGCAGCACGGTCACAATGAGCCCAGTAACGTGCTCGGTCATGCAGTACTCGAGCATCGTGAGGATGGCATTTATTGCTACGGTTTCTTCAATGAGACCGATCAGGCAAAGAATGCTCGAACCCTAGTGCACCATAAGGACATTAAGTCACTGTCTATCTTTGCTAATGGACTTACCGAGAAGGCAAAGAAGGTCCTTCATGGATTTATCCGTGAGGTAAGTCTGGTGCTGTCGGGGGCCAACCCTGGCGCTCTTATCGATAACATTACTCTTGCTCACAGTGATGGCGAAATGGTCACACTGGAAGATGAGGCAATTATTTACACTGGTCTGGAACTACATCATGCCGATGAGCAGGTCACAGAGACTGCTGAGGTTACAGATACAGAAACGGTTGAGCATTCGGTAGAGAATCCGACAGTGCAAGAAGTCTATGATTCGATGGATGCCAATCAGAAGGAAGTTGTCCATTACATGGTCGGTACGGCGCTTGCAGAGCGTGCCGCAGAATTGGCTCAGTCTTCCACGGAGACCAAGACGGAAGATAAGAAGGAAGACAAGAAGGACGAGCCAACCCTAACCCATGATAATAATAAAGAGGAAGGACGACGTATGTCTCGTAATGTCTTCGAGGAGCAGAACGGAGGCGAAAAGAAGAAGGCAGAGAAGCACGTGCTTTCTCATGATGCGGTCAAGGATATTGTCAACGATGCACATAAGACTGGATCGCTGAAAGCCGCCGTCGAAGAGTATGCTCTTAAGCATGGTATCGATGATATCGAAACCCTCTTTCCGGATGCTCGTTCGGTTACCGATACTCCGGAGTTCGATTCACGACGAGTTGAGTGGGTTTCGGGTGTTCTCAATGGCACTAAGCACTCGCCGTTCTCCCGCATCAAGTCGCTCTCCGCGGATCTTACCTTTGATGACGCCCGGGCCAAGGGTTACGTCAAGGGTGCACTGAAGAAGGAAGAGTTCTTTGGTGTTTCCAAGCGGACGACGACCCCGAGCACCATTTACAAGAAGCAGAAGCTCGATCGTGACGATATTGTCGATATTACTGACTTCGATGTGGTGGCATGGCTCAAGGCCGAGATGCGGCTTATGCTTGATGAGGAGCTCGCCCGCGCAGTTCTGATTGGTGATGGCCGAGCCATTTCGCATGAGGACAAGATCAAGGATCCGGTTGGAGCTGTGGATGGTGCTGGTATTCGTTCGATTTATCATGATCATGAGCTGTATGCAGCTCCGGTCGAGCTTTCTGCTGGTGCAGATACGCCGCCGGAGAAGGTGGATGCGATTGTCTCGTCGATGGGTCTCTATAAGGGATCGGGTACACCGACCTTCTACACCACTCTTCCCACGCTTACTTCGCTGTTGGTGCATCGTGATTCTCAAGGTCATCGGCTGTGGAGGACCCCGCAGGAGCTTGCTGCAGAGATGGGTGTCGGTGCCATCGTTACGGTTGAGGTTATGGAAGACGAGGCAGATCTTGTCGGTATCGTTGTGAACCTGAGGGATTACACGATTGGCGCCGATAAGGGTGGCGACGTCAACTTCTTCGATGACTTTGACATCGATTACAACCAGTACAAGTACCTGCTGGAGACCCGAGTTTCTGGGGCGCTTACTAAGATTCGTTCTGCTCTGGTTATTACGACCCCGGCAGGCCCATAAAAGGTAGGCATCCAATGACGAGGTTCTTTGGTCGCATTGGTTATGGAGAATCAGTAGAAAAAGCTCCTGGCGTTTTTGCTGATGATATTATTGAGTATTCATACTATGGCGATGTTGTAAGAAACGCTCGAAATCTTCGTCAGGGAGAAAATCTTAATCCTGATCTCAGTGTTCAGAATTCAATTAGTATTGTGGCCGATGCATATGCCAATGAACATTTTTTTAACATTCGTTATGTGGAATGGGCGGGGGTTTTGTGGACGGTTGATAGCGTCGAAGTACAAAGCCCCCGTCTTCTACTGAGATTAGGGGAGGTGTACAATGGGCCAACGCCTGCAGTTACACCAACTCCTTGAAGCATTGGTTGACCATGTATATTTTCAGCCACCAACTAACGTAAAGTTGGAGTACCCATGTATTGTTTATCACCGAGGGTTTGCAGATACACATTTTGCAGACGATTATCCATATAGTCATACAAAACGATACATGATTACGGTTATTGATCCAGATCCTGACAGTGAAATTCCAAGTAAAGTGGCTGCATTGCCAATGAGCTTGTTTAATAGATTTTATACAGCCGATGATTTAAATCACGACGTTTATAACGTCTACTTTTGAGTGAAAGGAAGGACATGGCCCCTTTGACTTGGGACGATGTTGGCGAGAAAGTCTATGAAACTGGTGTAGACCACGGAGTGCTTTATCTTCCAGACGATGCTGGCGTGTATAACTCTGGGGTTGCTTGGAATGGTCTCACCACAGTCACGGAATCGCCATCTGGTGCTGATCCGAATCCGCAGTTTGCGGACAACATTAAGTATCTGAATATTACTTCCGCCGAGGAGTTCGGGGGAACCATCGAGGCGTTCACCTATCCGGAAGAGTTTGGTCAGTGTGACGGCACAGCTCTTCCTGCACCGGGTGTGGCCGTTGGTCAGCAGGGTCGAAAGATGTTCGGTCTGAGCTATCGGACAAAGATCGGCAACGATGTCGACGGCGTGGACCATGGCTTCAAGCTGCATCTGATTTATGGTGCTCAGGCTTCTCCGTCGGAGAAGGCCTATGCCACAATCAACGATTCACCAGCTGCAATCAACTTCAGCTGGGCCATCACGACTACGCCGGTTCCGGTTACAGATCTCAAGCCTACATCTCTGCTTGTAATTGATTCCACAGTTGTGGATGAAGCGGATCTTACTGCACTTACAGATCTGCTATACGGTAAGGCTTCGGTTGAAGCTGCGCTGCCAATGCCGGATGCCGTTATTGCACTATTTGCTCCGTGATCTTTAGACGGGAGGCCAAGGAATGCTCACGATTATCGTTCCGGGCGTCGAAATGTTTGATGAAGAGTCACAAGAATTTGTTACAAAGCATGACGTGACTTTGGTACTAGAGCATTCTTTGGTCTCACTGTCAAAATGGGAGTCAAAATACGAAAAGCCTTTCTTGGGTAAAGCCGAGAAGACGACTGAAGAAATTCTGGATTACATAAAATGTATGACATTGACTCCTGATGTTCCAGATGAAGTCTTCTCTAAATTTTCAGAAGAGAATCTTTTAGCAATTAACGAATACATTGAAGCTAAGATGACTGCCACTTGGTTCAACGATCCTCCAGGAGCTCCAGCAAGTCGAGAGGTTATCACAGCTGAGCTCATTTACTATTGGATGGTCATTTTCCAGATCCCATTTGAATGTGAGCACTGGCATCTTAATCGATTGTTCACTTTAATCCGAATCTGCAACATTAAGCAATCGAAACCTCAGAAGATGAGTCGATCTGAAGTTGCAGCTCGGAACCGAGAACTCAATGCTCAACGTAGAGCACAGTTGGGCACCTCAGGTTAGAAAGGGGGTGACAATGACAGCTCTTGCTTGGGATGAACCTGGCGAGAAAATCTATCAAACTGGTATCGATCGAGGAGTTCTCTATCTGAATGATGGAACGGTAGCTTCTTGGAACGGTCTTACTAGTGTTGAAGAAGATTCTGGATCTGAAGTAAAACCGTACTATCTTGAAGGATCGAAATTCTTACAGAACTTTATCAATGGTGATTTTGAAGCAAAACTTAAGGCGTTTACTTATCCAGAAGAGTTTGATCAAGTTAATGGCGTTTCTAGTATTTCTCCTGGATTTGACATTTATGAGCAACCAGTAAATAGTTTTGGTTTATCATACCGAACCAAAGTTGGTAACGATCTATCTTCCGATTTTGGTTATAAAATTCACATTTTGTATGATGTCATTGCCAATCCTGACGCTGTTTCATATGATACTTTGGATGATTCCGCAGCTTCACCGACCGAATTTGGTTGGTCTCTTACCGGAACGCCACAAAAACTCGTAGGGTATAGACCAACGGTTCATATTTCAATCGATTCAACACAGACACCTCCGGAAGTCTTGGAACTTTTGGAAGATCAGTTGTATGGAACTGAAACTAGTGATCCTCGTCTTCCACCAATGGCTGAAATTGCTGGATATTTCGGATATCTAGGCTCACTTATCATCGTTGATCATGGAGATGGCAGCTGGTCAGCTATCGATGGATCGGATAGCTTCATCGCAATGACTGATGATACTACTTTCCTGATTCACGATGCAGATGCGACATATTTGGATGCAGATACTTATACAATTTCATCCACGAGCCCTGATTAGGAGGTGAAATGGCTACAGTTACCGGTCTTACCGCCGATCGAATGATCGAAATCGAAGCAGCATCGGTTGTTGACGGTGATGTTATCGATGGTGAATTGATCCTTACAAAGCATGATGGATCAACAATTAATGCGGGCAGTGTAGCAGGTCCGCCAGGTCCTATGGGGCCGCTTGGTTCAGATCTTGATGTTCTTGTACAGGCAGCTATTCTCGATATTGGTGTTCCAGGACAAATTCGAGCTGGTCGACAGCTTGCAGTAAGCGATTTTACGGATATTGGACTGGCTGCACCAGTTGGGTTGTGGAATTTCACGGGCGATTTCAACGATTCGAGTGGTAACAGTCATGCGCTCACCGCAAAGGGAACTGCCG